TCGTTTTTGACGTGGCTGCTGATATGGTGCGTATGTGTCCTGCGCTGAATCGCCGTGTAAAAATTCTGGCTTCCCAGAAGCGTATTGTTTATACGCCTACCAACAGCTTCTATCAGGTGCTGTCAGCAGAGGCCTACAGTAAGCACGGCTTCAATATCCACGGTGTGGTATTTGATGAGCTGCACACGCAGCCGAACAGAAAACTTTTTGATGTTATGACCAAAGGCTCCGGCGATGCCAGAATGCAGCCTCTGTATTTTCTGATCACCACTGCCGGTACCGACACCAACTCCATCTGTTACGAAACGCACCAGAAGGCAAAGGATATTCTGGAAGGTCGCAAAATTGACCCGACCTTCTATCCGGTCATTTATGGTGCTGACGAAAGCGATGACTGGACTGACCCGGAGGTCTGGAAGAAAGCAAATCCATCTCTCGGCATTACGGTAGGCATCGACAAGGTGCAGGCCGCTTGCGAGTCTGCGCAGCAAAACCCTGCCGAGGAGAACGCTTTCAGGCAGCTCCGCCTTAACCAATGGGTCAAGCAGGCTGTCCGCTGGATGCCGATGGACAAATGGGACGCCTGCGCATTCAAAGTAAATGAAGAATCCTTACGAGGCCGTGTATGTTACGGTGGCTTGGACCTTTCCTCCACCACGGACATCACGGCTTTTGTATTGGTGTTCCCGCCACTGGATGAGGATGACAAATACGTGGTCCTCCCGTACTTCTGGATACCGGAGGATACACTGGAGCTTCGAGTGCGCCGTGATCATGTTCCGTATGACGTCTGGGAGCGCCAAGGCTTCCTGCAGACTACCGAAGGCAACGTTGTCCACTATGGCTACATCGAAAAATTCATCGAGCAGCTGGGCGAAAAATATAACATCCGTGAAATTGCCTTTGACCGCTGGGGCGCTGTGCAGATGGTGCAGAACTTAGAAGGCATGGGCTTTACGGTGGTGCCTTTCGGTCAGGGCTTTAAGGATATGTCGCCTCCTACCAAAGAACTGATGAAGCTGACCTTGGAGCAGAAAATCGCTCACGGTGGTCATCCGGTCCTGCGCTGGATGATGGATAACATCTTCATCCGTACTGATCCTGCTGGAAACATCAAAGCCGACAAAGAAAAATCCACAGAGAAAATCGACGGTGCCGTGGCCACTATCATGGGCCTTGACCGTGCGATCCGCTGTGGCAACAGTAACTCTGCCAGCGTCTATGATGAACGTGGCATACTTTTCATTTAAGAAGGGAGCGTGATTTCCTATGGGAATTTTATCTGGAATATTTAAGGCCAGAGACAAGCCTACCAATGCTACTGCAGGAAGCGGCTATCGTTTCCTGTTTGGCAGTTCCACCTCTGGCAAAACCGTAACGGAGCGCTCTGCCATGCAGATGACCGCAGTATATTCCTGTGTGCGTATCTTGGCAGAAGCTGTGGCCGGTCTTCCGCTGCATCTGTATCGCTACACCGATACCGGCGGCAAAGAAAAAGCCATCGACCATCCGCTGTATACGCTGCTTCACGATGAGCCAAATCCTGAAATGACCTCGTTTGTATTCAGGGAAACGCTCATGACTCACCTGCTCCTCTGGGGCAACGCCTATGCACAGATCATCCGCAACGGCAAAGGTGAAGTAGTGGCCCTGTATCCGCTGATGCCAAATCGCATGGTGGTGGACCGTGACGAACACGGCCAGCTCTATTACACCTACTACCGTGGCCCGGACGAAGCTATCCGCAATAAGGATACAGCGGTTATCCTGCAGCCTTCTGACGTGCTGCACATTCCCGGCCTCGGCTTTGACGGTCTGGTCGGTTACAGTCCCATTGCTATGGCAAAAAACGCCATCGGCATGGCAATCGCCTGTGAAGAATACGGTGCTAAGTTCTTCGCCAACGGTGCTACACCGGGCGGCATCTTAGAGCATCCCGGCACCATCAAAGACCCACAGCGTGTGCGTGAAAGCTGGCAGTCCACCTTTGGCGGCAGCGGCAACGCAAATAAAGTGGCTGTTCTGGAAGAAGGCATGAAATACACGCCTATTTCCATTTCACCGGAACAGGCACAATTCCTCGAAACGAGGAAATTCCAAATCAATGAAATTGCTCGAATTTTCCGTGTCCCGCCTCACATGGTCGGTGATCTGGAGAAGTCGAGCTTTTCTAATATTGAGCAGCAGTCTTTGGAATTTGTGAAATACACCTTGGAGCCTTGGCTCGTCAGGTGGGAGCAATCGATGATTCGAGCGCTGATTTCCTCTTCCGATAAGGCTGCTTATTTTATCAAGTTCAATGTGGACGGTCTGCTCCGTGGTGATTACCAGAGCCGTATGAACGGTTACGCCATCGGCAGGCAGAACGGCTGGATGAGTGCAAACGACATCCGTGAACTTGAAAATCTCGACCGTATCCCTGCCGAAGAAGGCGGTGATTTATACCTCATCAATGGCAATATGACAAAGCTCAAGGATGCGGGCATTTTCGCAGGAAAGGAGGAAACGCAGAATGAAGAAGTTCTGGAACTGGAAGACCCAGACGGTGACCAATCAGGAGACTCAGGAGACGGTGACGGAGAGAACGCTGTTCCTCAACGGAACAATCGCCGAGGAAAGCTGGTTTGACGATGACGTCACTCCACAGATTTTCAAAGACGAGCTGAACTCCGGCTCCGGTGACATTACCGTTTGGATTAACTCTCCCGGCGGCGACTGCATTGCAGCAGCGCAGATTTACAACATGCTGATGGACTACAAGGGCAATGTGACCGTCAAGATTGATGGCATCGCAGCGTCTGCGGCATCCGTCATCGCAATGGCCGGTACCAAAGTGCTGGTATCTCCTGTTTCGATGCTGATGATTCACAATCCAATGACCGTTGCCTATGGCAATTCTGCGGAGATGCAGAAAGCAATTGACATGCTGGGCAGCGTGAAGGATTCGATTCTGAACGCATACGAAATCAAGACCGGCCTGTCCCGCACCAAGCTCTCCCATCTCATGGATGCGGAAACTTGGATGGACGCTAACAAGGCCATCGAGCTTGGCTTCGCCGATGAGCTGATGCAGCGCTCTGCTGCTACGGATGAAGTTCCCGTGCCGCAGGTCAGCATGATGTTCTCCCGCACAGCAGTGGTTAATTCTCTCATGGATAAACTTGCTGCCAAGTGCAAAATCGAAGCCAAACCTACACAGACAGAAACCAAAGTCAAAGCCGACTCCCTGATGGATAGGCTCAATCTTATCAAAAATTGGAGGTAATTTATTATGACTATTTTGGAACTCAGAGAAAAGCGTAACAAGGCATGGGAGGCTGCAAAGGCCTTTGTGGAGACCAAGCGTGACAAGGACGGTCTGCTCTCCGACGAGGATGCTAAGACCTATGCCGAAATGGAACAGAAGGTGCAGAATTACACCTCTGAAATCGAGCGTATGCAGGCAATGGAGGCTATGGAAGCCGAACTCAACAAGCCTGTCAACACTCCTATCACTCACAAGCCTATGAACGGCGGCAAGGATACCGGCGACGGTAAGGCTAAGACTGGCCGTGCTTCCGATGCGTATAAGGCTGGCATGCTCAAGGCCCTGCGTACTAACTTCCGTACTATCTCCGACGTCCTTTTCGAAGGTATCGACGAGAACGGCGGTTACCTTGTGCCTGAAGAGTACGACTCCCGCCTCATCGATGTGTTGACTGAAGAGAACATCTTCCGTGGTCTCGCCAATGTCATCACTACCAGCGGCCAGCACAAGATTAACATCGCCGGTGCCAAGCCTGCGGCAGCGTGGATCGAGGAAGGCGGCGAGCTTACCTTCGGTGACGCTACTTTCAGCCAGATTAACCTCGATGCCCACAAGCTGCATGTTGCAGTGAAGGTCACTGAGGAGCTTCTGTACGACAATGCCTTCCAGCTTGAGAACTACATCATCAAGCAGTTCGGTAAGGCTCTGGCCAATGCCGAAGAGGATGCCTTCCTCAACGGTGACGGTGTCGGTAAGCCTCTGGGCCTCTTTGCTGAGACCGGCGGCGCAGAAATCGGTGTGACCGCAGCAAGCGCTACGGAGATCACTTCCGACGAAATCATCAATCTGGTTTACGCACTCAAGCGTCCTTATCGTAAGAGCGCCAAGTTCATCATGAACGACCAGACCATCGCTGCAATCCGTAAGCTCAAGGACGAAAACGGTCAGTATCTGTGGCAGCCTTCCAATCAGGCTGGTGAGCCGGGTAAGCTGTTCGGCTATGATGTGTTGACCTCTCCTTTCGTTCCTACCATCGCTGCCGGTAAGCCTGTCATCGCCTTCGGTGATTTCAGCTACTACAACATCGGCGACCGTGGTACTCGTTCCTTTGCAGAGCTTCGTGAACTCTATGCCGGTAACGGTATGGTCGGTTTCGTGGCCAAGGAGCGTGTGGATGGCAAGCTGGTACTTCCTGAAGCAGTACAGGTACTCAAGATGGGTGCCTAATTGATGGGAGGTGGCAGTGATGAGCGAACTTCTGAATAAGGTCAAAGCAAATCTGATTCTGGAGCATACGGCGGATGATGCGCTGATTGAGCGTTTCATCACTGCCGCCGTTTCCTATGCGGAGAGCTATCAGCATATTGCGGAAGGCTACTATACGGAAAATACGATGCCAGCCACTACGGAACAAGCGGTGATTATGCTGGCATCGCATTTTTATGAATCCAGAGATGGTTCCACCGGCGGTTTCTTTGCGGATAATGTGCAGGCCGGTCAGCAGGTATGGAACACAGTAAATCTGCTCCTGCGCCTCGACCGAGATTGGAAGGTGTGATATGAGCTTTGGCAAAATGAACACCTTTATCGATATCGTAGAGAAACAAAAGGTCCTTGATGAGGAAGGCTTCTCCACCATTACGGATGTGGTCGTCGCTTCTATCAGGGCCTACAGGGAAGGTCGACACGGCACTGAGCAATGGGCCAATCGCAGCACCTTCTCTGATGCCACCGACCTGTTCCGCTTTCGTGTCATTCCGGGCCTGAAAGTCACTACGGCAATGGTGATCGTCTGCGAGGATGGCAGATTTGAAATCACCTCTGTGGAGGATGTAAAAGGCCGTGGCATGTACATTGAGGTTTTGGCAAAGGAGGTCGTTTCCAGTGGCACGAGTTGATGTAAAAATGCCCGATGAA